TATTATAATAAATATATATCTATCGTAGATCTAATAATATATTTATTCTAATACAAAACCAGTATATCTATATTAGATATAACATCATAAATCTATGCTAGTCTATTAATAATAGATTATTAGTTGAGATTATTAATTTATATATTTAAAAAGAACTGTATATAAAAATATATCAATTAGTAGTTAACTAACTATCTTTATATACTTATATATGATTAATTAATTATCTTTATATACTATAGTAATTAAATAAGATTAATCTACTGTTGATACTTGTGATTAACTAAATATCAACTAGTTTAGGTGTTCGACCTCGATTTCTTTATATACACTTGTCAATGTTCTATAATAATAATATACCCGTTTTTTATGTTTTTCTAACATAGATTTACAAAAAGTTTACAAAATTTAAAATAAAAAACACGTGATTTAACTGGTAAACCACGTGTGTGTACAAAGGAGATTAATTATTTAAAGCGTCATTAATGTTTCTTTTTGTCATTTGTCTTTGAAGAATTTTCCGTCTAATTCTCCTTGATATATAAGGTTTATAATAATTAAATTCATAAGTACCAGCTACTCTTTTACCTAACTTTTCTCTTGCAGCAGTAGTAACTTTATTTTGAGCTTGAGCATTCATATTTGAATATTGACTATCATTTACAAGTCTGTTAAATAGTTGTTGTTCATCTCTAACATATTTATCAGTCATAAGTGGTACTACTACTTGATTATAGAATTGAACTGGTCCTAGTAACTGTCTACCAATATATGATAAACTTGGTAATAAACTAAAACTACCTTGTTCTGTTGTTATCTCTCCATTATTAACTCTATATGTTTTACCTTCAACTTCAAAAACATTCGGATCACCTTTACCACTAATTAATTTATTAAGGAATGTAAATAGCGGTACTTGAATTGCATCACCTTGTTGACCTAGTAAAAACATATTTGCTGCTTGTATAGGAGTTACAACAGTTGACCTTTGAATTAGCTTATTTTCTCTTGGGTCAAATCTAATAGCTTTAGTTGTATCTGCTTCTGTTAATCCTGGAGTATTCTCTTGCACAGTTTCATTGATAGCTTCTCCTAATTTTGGTAATTGGTTATAAATAAAACTTCTAATTGGTCTTCCTTTTATATGTGCAGCTGTTTCTTTGATAGCTGCTAGTGGATAGTTACCAAATGGTACAAAACTTTTTACTGCTGCTTCTACTGGATTAGAAGCTACTACCTTTGATGGTACTGCAGATTGTAAAAACTTAGCTTTATCAATTCCATAGTTTTTAATATACTCAAGTGCAATATTTTCAATGTACTTATCTACTGATGCTACTGGTCGATACAAGAAATTATTTATTTTAGATATATAGTTAAGTATAGGTGTAGTAGCTTCTGGTAATTCAGCCATTCTAAACTTTGGTAAATTTTTAAATGTTTTAGCTACTGCATTAACATCAAAGTTATTAAGTATTGATAGAGTAGTAGATAATACGTTAGCTCCTAAGTATGTACCACCTGCTAACATAGTTTTCTTTAGTTCACTATTTAGTTCATTTAGAAATTTATTACTAAATACACTTGATTGTGTATCAAGTTCTTTAACTTCTGTTTTATTTAACTTATTGTACTCACGTATCTTTTTATTTAAGTTTGATGCACTATCTAGTGTATTACTTCTAACTACTTTATCTACAAAATCTCCTGCTTTCTTTGCTAAGTTCTTAGGAGCATCCACATAATCAATAGTACCGTACTTTCTTTCCAAAAGATTTGTTTCAATTTTATCAGCAGCTAAATCATCTACTGTATGTACTTTAGGTTTAAGGTGGAATAGTGGTTGAACGTCATTATCTTTAACATACTGTACTGCTTCTTTGTATGCTTGTGACTTCATAAAATCAGAGTTATTCAAGTCACTAAATGGTACTCCATATTCTTTACTTAACATTTCTTTAGCTGCAAAGTCTACATCATCGAATATTTCTGCACCAGCCATTGATGTAAATTGTTTATAAGTATCATTAGCTTTTGATAAATCTTGCATAGCAGGAAGCAACTCTTTTGGTGCTTTTTTAAAACCTATTGTTTCAATTGCTTGCATTCCTTTACTTATAGCTTCTGGAGAATATTTACTTTCAATAGCTTGAATTTGTTTTAAGAAGTCATTACCAACATTAGTTAAATTAATATTATCTTTTGCTACTTGTTCAGCTAACTTTATTCTTGTTGAATTATCATCAATAACTTTTATTTTTTTCTTGATTGATTTTGGCAGTTTTAGTCCTATTGCTCCTGTTAGTGATGTTACATCTAGTAATGCTGTTATTGGATGCTTCCAAGCTCCTGTTAATACATTTCCTACCATCTCTCCTAACGGCATTTTACCTATATCATCAATTGCAAGATTATATGTTGATAGAAGTGCATCTCCAAATTGTTTTAGTTGAGTTGGGTCTTTTGCTACTGCATCAAAAGTATCAGCCATAGCTTTTCTTGCATCTTGGTCATATCCAAATATTCCACCAAGTAAAGTTGTTATTCCGGCTCCTATTTCGTTTAAGTCATTTTTTGCATTAGTGTATAGTGAGCCTTCAAACTTTATATCGGATTTATCACTTTGTGGCCTATTACTAGTACTAGGTGTACCAAATGATAGTCCTGATGATGAGTTGAATGTTTGTGAATTACTATTGTTATTGTCAAATGATAGTGCCATAATTATTTTCCTAAATTAAAGTTTTTATATTGTTGTTGATTACTACCTTGTTGAGTACCTGGAAATACTTGTGACATAACTGATTGATTACTATTTAAAAATTGGTCCATAGTTAATCCTGACATACCTGCGTTCATTACTGCCTGACCTGCATAGTTTGCTTGTTGATAAGGAAGTAATTGTTGTTTACGCTCATATTCACCTTGATTAATTTGTAACTGACCTTGTTTAATTGGTATTTCCATTCTATTTGTTACTGCATTCATAGAACTAGATTTAGCGTTTTGTCTACCAGTTTCTGCTTCATATGTGTCAATTTGTTCACCAACTCTATTGTGTCTAGCTGTTTCTTCTGCTTCATAAGCACTTATTAAGCTATCTATATAATTTTGCTTTTCAGTAGCTGCCTGTTTACGAACATCTAAGTTGTAATCTCTAATATCTTTATCTAATGATTGTTGTGTAGCAATAATACTATTTAACTGTGATAGAGCTTTTTCTCGCATAACTGGAGCTATTTGCTGCATAGCTTTAACTTTTTGTATTCTACTAAATTCTTCTGGAGATAGATATGGTACAGAACCTGACGGTACTCCTGTCATATATTGATAGTATTCAATAGCTTGATTTTCTGGAGTATAGTAGTTATCTAAATCATTAAATGTGTCATTAGCTATTTTGTTAAACATTTCTTGATATGCATTGATGTAGCTTTGTTGAGTTTGTTGTTGAATTTGTTGTTGTTCAATTTCTTGAGGTACTACATGTTTTTGTCGATACTGCTCTACTAAATCTCCATCTGCATCATATTCGTTTAGACCATTTGAGTAGCTTTGCTGGTTATTTTGAACCGCAGCTAACAAGCTATCCTTTTCTTGATACAATTGAGCTTTTGTTTCTGGAGGAATGTTGTAACCGCGTTGTTCTAATTTCTCCATCTCTGCAATCTGATTATTAACATTCGCAAGCATATCATTATTTTTTTGAGTTTGCATTGTTAAGTAATTATCTGCATCTGTTAAAGCTTCATTTACATTAACTGGTTTACCAGTTGAAAAATCATATATCTTTTCACCAACTACATGATACTTTCTTCCTGATACTCCTGTAAGATACTCTGGTATGTAACTTTCTAAATCTGGATAAGCCATTCCAGTTTCATATTCATTTTCCTGTTCTGGAGTAGTATTTCTTTTTATACCTAGTTTATTTAGTGCTGCCTTAGTTAGATTATCACCTGCAACGTATCCTAGTCCACCATATAATAGTTTTAATAATGAATTTCCTGGAATAAGACTTGAACCAATTCTAGCTGTATTTGCAACTGTTTTAGGAATTAAACTATCATCATTTTCTTTAAATGCTTGCCATAAATCATAGGTAGACAATCCTACATTACCTATAGCGCCTAGTATTCCATTACTACCTTTAGCTTTTGCTATAACGTATTTTGGTGAATTTTTAATGATACTTCCTAGTTGGTCAACAAATTTTAGTAGATTAGGAATTTCTTTTGCGCTTTTTATTCCTAATTCATCTGATAATTGTTTTAACTTTTTACCATTTTCAACAATTCTTTTTGCGAGTTTAACTTCTTCAACTGTTTTACCTGATGCTCTAAATACCTTAGATTTTGATATAGCGTCATCAATAGAACCTTTTAGTAATGTGCTACCTTGTTTAACTTTTTCTACAACAGTCGGAGATTTTTTAACAATCTGCTGTCTAAATTTACCAGCTATATCAGTAACATATTTTGCAGCTACTTTAGCTCCTTTATCCTTGAATACCTTAAGTGCTTTTGATGCTATTTGTGGAGCTTTTATAGCTAGTCCAACTGGTAAAAATGATACTAAAGTATCAATCAATACATCTGGATTTTCTATTGTTTTATTAGCTACTTGAGCTGGAGCTAATGCTAATTTATTGAAGAACTCAAGTGACTTTCTATGTAAATTTGAATAGTTGTTATCTTTAGCGTCTGCTGGTTGTCCAGCTACTAATGATAGACCTGCTAGTGGTAGTAATTTCTTAGTACCTTTTAATGTACCACGCATTCCCTCTGTAAATACAGAATTAATAAATTTATTAGCATCTTTTTTAGCTGATTTCATTGATTGTAAGAACTTTTGTGCCTGTGTAGAGTTTCTAAATCCACCGTATAGCACTTCTATTACTTTTTTATTTACCATAGTAATCTCCTTTATGCAATTGTGTTTCGTCCACCAAAACCACCAGTATTACCATATCTTCTATTTACACTCCATTTATTAACCGCTTGATTTAAGTTGTTAAAAAATCCTTGAGTTTGTGGAGCTTGAACAAATTTAGTCCATGATTGGTCAATATACTTTTGTTGATCATTATTAAAACTAGAAGATGAAGTATCTGCTAATCCAGATAATGTACCTCCTACTCCTGTTAATATTCCACCTATAGCTTGACCTCCTGGTATAACACTTGCTATACCTCCTGCTGCTGATGCTACTTTACCTAATGAACCAAGCCAAGCATTATTAGCTTCATCTACTTTTTCTGCTGCTGTAGCTCCGTAGTTTCTATTAGCATAATTTAGCTGTGTAGCTCCTGATAGTGCAGCTAATTCATTTTGTTGAAGTTGATTAGCTTGCGCTACATTCTGGTTTAACACATTAGCTAGATAATTTTGTTGACTATAAGCATTTTCATTTATTTGTCTATTAGTTTCACTGTTGGACCCAAATGCAGCTTGACCTCTTAACATATTAGCGTTTTGTGCTAAGTATTTATCAGATAGTAAATCTAGCTGTCTGTTATTAAGCTTATCAGTCCAATAATCAGTTCGACCAGAGTAATCAGTTACGTAATCTTGAATTAGACCTAAGTTAGTGTTGATGTACTCATTTGATTTAAGTCCTGATTGCATTACTTGTTTGTTGTAGTTTTTTTGATTTTTCTTTGATGCCATATATCTGTCCTTATTCTTTGTATACACTGCCCTGTAAATTAAATATCAATTTAAAAATATTCAATTTGCAAGACAGCGTTAGCTGTCCTGCTTTGATTATTAACCTCCTGTTAATGTAAAGTAACCACGAGCTCCACATAATGGATTAGTTACCCTAGCACCATAAACGATTAAACCTCTAAGAATATCTCTATAACTATCTGGGTCTGGTATAACTTCTGCTCTACTTTGAGTAAAAGCTTCTGTTACCAAGTTTCTAGTACCACAAATAATTTGTAAGTGTTTATTTGAATCATCTGACATGTGGTCTAAGCTTTCATCGAGTACTATTTCGAAACCTCTGATAACTGGGACATTACCATAGAATTCTTTAGCTTCTGTTCTTGGACCTGCTTTTGTATATGCTTCGATAATTAGTTCATACAAATCACCTGGCACTGCTAATACTGGTAATGCTTCACGAACTTGTACACCTAGAACACCTGGTACTTCACCACCTTCACCATCAAACGCAGTTTGTTCACCTGATAGTTCTGATACGTTGTCCTGTGTTTCTTCATCTACAAATCGATACTTACCATATTCCATAATAGCACCAGTTTTCATAAGTTGAATTCTAAATTTAGTTAAATAACTTAGAACGTTATCAACTGTTAATTGAACTGGAGATGCTGCTGTACCACCACCAATAACTGGAATAGTACTTTCTTCATTAATAGCAGCCATAACTGCTGTGTTACGCTGTTGAACTACTTTATCTTCGCATGCAAGTCTATAGCCTTTTTCAATGTCATGATAAGTTTTTAGTTGCATTTCCCAAGGTAAACCAACTGCATATCGAATTGGAGTATCAAGGTTTAAAGTTATTGTTGTTGAATTAGCATCACTGTATCCACTTGGCATAGTCATACCTGCGGTAGTAGCTGTACCAACTACAGATAAATCAGGTTTAATGATTTTTACTGCATCGGCTTTATCTCCACCAGGATTATGAAAGTTATGGTTAACTATTCTAGCTGCAAAACCACCAGTACTTTCTTTCAAAGTGAATAACATTTGTTCTGCCCAACGTTCGGTTGTAAATGCTGTCATTTTAACTCCTTAAATTAATGTTAGTTCTAACACTTACACTTAGTATATAACTAACAATTTTACCAAGTGTATATAAATAACTATAGTTTTTATGCTTTTACTTCAATAATTCTTAAATTTGCTGTATTAATTAGCTTAATACCATAGAATGCTGTTATACATAATACATCAGAGAACGTATTTACATCTTTTGCAAGAACTACTTTTGGTTCTGTAAATGCTACTGCATAACTGTCATTACTACCTACTACACCTTCACTAGTACTACTAAAGCTTTCAGCAGTAGTATCTACATGTATTTTTGTTTCAACATAAGGTTTTATATCTCCGTTTACTAATGCTGTTTGATATTCTCGATATGTTGCATATGGTAGTAAAACTGTAGGTAAATTCATATAGTAAAGAGCTGGATATGCTACATCATTCTTAGATGCATAATAATTTTCTGCTGTTTCTCCAATAACTTTTGTATCATAATCTGGTTGGTCAGAAGAAATATTATATGTAACTGGAGCACCATTATCATATCTATAAATTGAGTATTTTTGTCCAGTTCCGTTATATTGATTATCTGCAATTACATGTCCAAGAGTTTCAGCAAGAGTAGTTTGCGCAGTAATTTTAGATATTCCAGCAATATTAGTTACGATATCAGCTTGAATAGCATGAGATATAGCATTTTTAAAGCGAACTGCAAAGTCTGATTTTATCATATTTTGTAAATCAACATTTGTTTCTAAATCTACTTCATTAGGAATTGTGTAAGATAGTCTTAGAGATTGAGTTAAGTCAATGTCAACAGTATTGTCAATATTATCAATCTTATATGTTGATGCAGTGATTTCTCCGTCTGCTAAAGTATCAGTTTGTGTTTTTGTTCCACCTATTGTAAAATTAGTTGTTGAAGTTGTAGTAGTATCTACAGGCGCACTACTACTATCTGTACCTGTTTGTTTTAGTACATCACCAGATACAATTGGATTAGGTACTATAATAGTTACTCTTGATGCTCTAACTCCATTGTTATTAGGACAATATATTGGAGTTGAAAACGGTAGTAGTTGACTTCTATCAGCAGGTGCTATAACTGCTCTTGATAGAATACTTGATAGTTTACTTTCATTAAAATTTGTCATAATTTACTCCTATTGATTGTTATTGTTATTACTATTTATTGTATTTGTTATCATATCATCAAACACTGAATTAACACCTGATATATGTAATTTTTCGAGTATCCATCTAAATAACATTAATGCTTGTACTGGTTGTAATCCTTGAATAACTGCACCAAACATCGGCATATTAATTAAAGATAACAGTACGTTACTTTCTTGTTGGTCTTTTGCTATATCTACGTCAATTTGCAAACTTTCTGGAAATATATCAGATATTCCTTTTAGTGCAAATTTCATAATTTCAAGTATATCAGATAATGCTGGAAGAATTAATTGTTGTTTTATTTTGTTTGATAAGATATTTAATATACCAGATGCACTATCAGCTAACATCATAGCTTCGCCTAAAGTTCTAACTGAACCTCCGCTTTCTCCTAGAGTATATTCATTAAGTCCTGTTGCTTGCTGTGATAGTAGTTGAGTACTAGTCTGAATTGATATTAATCCGTTTACATCTAATTGACCTGGTAATAATGCTCCTAATTGAGATGTATATGTAGAAGGTAGTTTAAGATACTTAGTTATTTCAGCTTCTTTAAATGCTTTTGCGTCTAGTGAATAAGGTCCAGTTCTAATTGGATTTACATTTTTATCCGAATAATCAAATAGTATTTTATACACATCCCTTGATAATTCTGATGCTGTTAAAACTGGATAAATTGGTGAACAATCATCATTTTTATCGTTGATACTGATAGAACGTATAGTAGTTAAATCTCTACCTTTTTCTGCGTAAATAACTTGACGTCTAAATACAATAATTAAGTAGTTATCAAGTTTGTTGTTTACAACTAAATCACCTATGAATACTCTTATTTCTGCTACTGACTCTGCATCTGCTGTAGCGTGATTAAATAATTCCATTCTACGATAGTCACTTAAAAATGTGTAACTAAACGCTAGTTCTGGTGTTACTCGTATAGTAAAAAACCCTGGACCTGGTTGTTCATAATCATAAACTATTTTAGCTGATTTAACTCTATTTAATAGAATATCTGGTAATGGTGTACCAGTTTCCATGTTTACATCTAATACTAACGTAGCGCATCCGTATTTTATAGCATCATCAATTAGTAAATCATTTTGTGATTGAAGTGCATCAAGGTATCCTTTTAGAACTTCTGTTGGTCTATCTAAATCATCTTTATAGTTACTAGATGTAAGTCTAAAACTATCTCTTAGAGATAATAGAGATTGATGAAGGAATTTAAAGTATGCGTTATATGCATAGGTCATATTAACATTCTTTATTACTCCTTGCTCTTTATTATTTATTGCATCTCTAATCTCACGACCTTTTCTATACCTAGTGTACCATTCTTGAACATTTCTAAGTCTTCTATATAGTGCTGATTGTACCAAAGCTAAATCTCGCTCTGTAGATACTTTTGTTCCTGTACCAATGAAGAATGGTAGTCCATTAAATGTTTTTACTTGTGTCATTATTAATATCCTTTTGTTGTTTCTTCAAAATACATTAAATAGCTTATTGCATCAATCGCATGAGGTGTATAAATTAAATCTGGTTCTATATCCAGTTCTTGTTTTGTTGGATTTAAAATTTTACCAGTAGTTATATCAATACGTGTATTTTCAAATACATAGCTAGTTTTTTTCATGTTATCAAGATTGAACTTGTATCTGTCCTTTAATACATGTGTTCTAAATACTGATAGTCGCTGTGTAATTCTTGGATTACTTGGTAATACTCTTAGTTCAGTAAGAAGTCCTAAGCTATCAGCTACTCTTTCTATTAGAACATAATCATTATCTAGTCTTTGATTATATGCTCCTGCACTATCACCATATATAATAATCTTATTACAGTTATAAGTATCTATTAAAAACTCTAATACTGATTGAGCTTGTACTTCTGTATGTGTTTTAAGATTAAAATGCTCATGTAGAAAGAAGAAACGTCCATCACTAGAAATTAATCCAGATAACCAACATTGAGGTGAATAGTTAAAGTCACATGTAATAAATACAGAATAATTATCTGTTGGAATTTCAGTTGGAATACACTTTACTACTAATGGGTCAAAGTTAGATATTAGTGCATCATCAAGTGCTGGAGTTATTTTACCATTGATGAACTTCTCCTTTTCTTCTGCTGTCATATTTTTAGATAAACCATCGATATAGCCTTCTGGCAGATTAGTGTTTTCATATGAGCTTCCAATATAGACTTTTCCAGAAGTTAAACAATAGTGATTAGTTGAACTTGGTGGATTGGTATGTGTTAGTAATATTAGAGGTGCATCACCATTAACATATCTTAATCTACCTTGAAATTGTTTCAATACACTGTTTGATATTTTACTAGCTTCCTCAATATCTATAAAGTTAAACTCATACGTCAATATCTGTTTATAACTAGCACCATGAGTAATCATTATAGTTGTACCATTCGGACATAACCACATAGTTTTCTCTTTATTTAGTGATATTGGTTCTTGTCCTAGTATCTTTAAAAACTTTACAGTATATGCAAATGTATTATCTTTAACAAGTGGAATTGTTGGACCTGCCATACATACTTTCGACATAGGATAAGTATATATATAACATGCTGTTATCAATGCTCCTAGAAATGTTTTACCTGAACCAAGTCCACCTACATAATTTATAATATTTGTACTTCTAGGTCGTGCATATCTAACATCGTCTAGTACTTTTGTTTGTGTTGGAAGTAACTCTATTAACATTTTAGTGCATATACCTCATTACCATTTTTATCAATCTTAACCTTGAAACCTGTAAATCTTGAACCAAATTTATTTTTCATTTCTAGTAGTTCTTTATAGTTATCATCAAACATTACTATTTCTTCATCATCATATATAAAAAAGTTGTTTTCTAAGAAATCTGCTTTGGAAAGTTCAGTAGTGCCTTGAGCAACACATTCTACGTTAATAAAGTCTGCAAACTCTTTAAATATTAAATCTACATGTTTGTATGTTTCATAAGTTTCATGTCTAGCAGTTAGAACTAAATATGATATATTTCCACTATTAATAGTTTCAATTGCTTTAACACGATTGTATATCTTTTCGTTGATTTTACATAAACCAAACTTCATCTCAAGTGTGTGTATAAATGGATAAATCTTATAGTGTAGTTGCTTAAGTGTTTTATTCTGAGGTATAAATCTATCCATAAAATCAGCTATCGGACAATATATTGATGTTTTATCAAGGTCAAATATTACTAACAAAACTGTAACCTCTTGTTTCTTTAAAGTTAAATCCTGCTTCATTGAATGCCATAAATAAATCAAGTGGAGTAACAGAGTTACTATTTATATCCTTAAACTTAGTGACTATATATTGAATAGATTTATTGTCATTAAATACTGGTTCTCTAAGTGCATCAAGTACTAGGCCAGAACAAATATACTCATCTTTAGATTTATTGTTATCTTTCTTTAAATGTCCGTTTGTTAAGAACTTAAATATTGATTTATAGCTGTAGTGGTAGTTACTTGCTTTCGCAACATATTTTAATGCCAAATACACATCACAGTCATCAGAAATAGCAGTACGTTTAATTAGACTATTCTTATGTTTATCATCAATATCATTTAGTAGTAATATTCTTGTACCTTTTTCAAATGTTTTTGTTTTTGTATCATCAGTTTTGTATGTTGAGCTCTCAAATATAATTCTATTATCAAGCATTAGTAATACATGACTTGGTACAAAATCAGATGTTTGACTACCACGATACATCATGTTCGATACTTTTGATATAGCTTTTGAAATTAATGATGTTCCTTGTATGAATACTACTTCTAATTTGTGCATATTACTTAACCTCTTCTGTAGCTTTCTTTAAATCTTCACATTTGAATTTATTAATATTTCTTTGGATAATCACAATGATACCACCAGACTTTTTAACTACTACACTCTGATGGGTTTCATTACTCTTTTGTTGACGTTGAGATTTTAGGATAATACCTCCTGATGCCTCTACTTGTACATCTTGTGTAGCTACTTCTGCGTATGATACTTGTGGAGCTACCACCAGTACTCCCAGTAATCCTAATGTAATTAATAATCTTTTATGCATGTTGTTCACCTCTTTCAATTATTAGTTGTATCATTCTTATATTACAAGCTGCATGAGCTAAGTGCGATACGTTTGTTTCTTCGTCCTTTTTTGATAAATAATAATATTTATATAAATGTCTAAATAATGCAGGTACAAGTGTGTATGGATTTAAGTCTAGGAATGACCATGGGTGATACTTGCCTACACCAAATTCAAATACTTCTAACATTTCTTCAATATCTATTGTTTTTAATCCTGGTAAGCTATTAGTATCATGTTTCTTTATAGCACTAACTACGTCTTGTACTATTCCAAGAATATCAAGTTGTCCTACTGTTTTAAATGATGTAGATGGTAGTAACTCTCTGTAGTATTCTGGTATAAGTTGTATTAATTGGTCAAGTTGTAAATGCATAACCAGATATCCAAGTGGATTTTTACCAGAACTTTGTTTACCAGTTGTATTTTTAAAGTTATCAGCAATTGGATAATATGGAGTTATATCAAACTGCTTAAATATGTTTTCAATGTACGCTTGTTGTTCCAAGCTATTCATCTTTTCAAGTTTATTCCATAAATATTTTAGTGACACTCTGCCCAAGACCTCCCTACTTTAATATCGACTTGTAGTTTACAATTTAATCCTAAGTTTGTATTAACTCTATCAACTGCTTTATATACACACTCTTTGTATTTTTCCACATGTTCAGGTCTAACAGATGCTTGAATTTCATCATGAACATTAAGAGTAAATTTATAATCTACATCAGTCTTACCTAGTTCTTCATGTAGATATACTAAACAGTTTTTCATAACAACTGCACCAGAAGATTGAAGTAGAAGATTTAGCAAACTATGCTCACTTCTAGCTTGTAGTTCTCTACCATCAAGTCCTGTGATTGTGCCTTTTTGTTGATATTGATTTTTTAGATTATCTTGTAGTGTACCTAATCCTGGTAGTGCTTCAACAAACTTTGATATCGCTTTATTTACATCATCAACTGTATATTTTACTCCTGTACCTGCTGACAATCCTTCCGCTAGTTTCTTCTTTCCTGCTCCATATAAATAAGCATACTCAAAAGTTTTTGCTTGTCTACGTGTTTCAAATCCTAGTGTTTGTTGTGTCCAAGTATGTATATCACCATTTTCAATAATATCAACACTAAAGTGTCTATCGTTGATATAATGAGCTAAGCACATATATTCAAGTCCTTTAGCATCAAAACCAACTTGTACATATCCATCATGAGGTATAAATAAGTTTCTTACTTCATATGCATATTTACCTTTAATACCTTTAATTGGACCATTATCATCTGTTCTCACACTTGGCATTGTTGATAGATTAGGTTTGTTATGTGAGCATCTACCAGACACAGTACCATCTGTGTATACTTTACCATGAATAATACCATCTTTATCAAGTAAGTTGTACAAGCTATTATCAGAATTATAAATCATCTTACGTATTTTATTCGCTGTTTTCCACAACAATAAATCTTTTATTTCTGAATACTTATCTTCAATTGATGCTAGTACTTCATCATCTAAACTTGGAGTTGGTTCATCTTTACCTTTTCTACGTACTAATGGTGGATTAAAGTCGTATTTTTCTTTTAGATACCGCATCCAATGATAAGTAGAACTTAGATTAAATGGAGTTATAACTTCTATGCATTCAATATCACCTGCTTTGATATTCTTATTTTTGTTAGCTCGTTTGTATACTTTAAATGTATAATCAGTGAATGAAGGTAATTTACTTAATAGTTCATTTGCAGCTACTACTTCATCTTGTTCAATCTGTGCATTTAATTTAAGCAAATTTTCAGTATCTATTTTATGACCATTTATTACTTGTTGTGATATACACCAAGAGAATTTATTGGAAAGTCCAATTACTGATTTCGGTATTTCATCTACGTTACACTGCCATAAAACTAATTCAGTTACTCTTACATCTTGTTGACAGTAAGCGCCCATTTCAGAAGTATACTTATCCCAAGCTTCATTCTTAGTCTTTTTACGTTCTTTCCATTCTTCATCAGTATACTCTTTACCAGTCATTGGATTAAATTTTTCAAATCCAAGGTCTTTTCCCCAGTCTTCTAAACTATGCTTTTGACGTTGAGGAAAAACAATACAAGATAAATTGAATGTATCAAGAACATTATGTGTAAACTTTCGTGATGGATAAAACTTTTCAAGAACTGGTATATCAAATTGAATTATGTTATGTCCAATCAATACTTCTGAATTTTCAAGGATATCTAATGCATCATTGATATTTGATTGTGTATATAGTTGAACATCACTGTCTATTCCAATTCTTTTTAAAGCTACACAATGTATAGTTGTGCAATCTTGGTAAAATCCATTTGTTTCTATATCAAATATTGTTTGCATGTCTATATTCTCTGGTAAAAGTCATCATCAAATTCATACTTTAAAAGTGTATCTATTCTTGGCTGTATTTCAGAAATAACATTAGCTAATACATCTACTGGAATATTACTAATTCCTGATGCATAGACTGATGTGGCTGCTAGTAGAATAATTAATTTATCTGGTTCTTTTTCATTAATAGCACGTAATAATAAATCTTCTAATTTCACTGTTAAGTAATCTCCTTTATTTTAGTAATAACTTTATCTTTGAATATTATTGTTTTTATGATGTGCTTATTAGTACGATTATATCCAAAGAACTCTTGTAAGTTCCATATGTCTTCCTTAGTACATTCTTTACTCTTAATAAGTTTTAATCCACCTGTTAAGAATAATAAAGTAGTTCGTTCATCATCTGTTAGTTTATGTTCTATTTCATATATTCTCATTATTTAAAAACCTTATCTTGACAATCTTGACATAGTCCTGATATCTGAAATTCTTTATAGCTTAGTGCATCTCTGAATTGTCCTCTTGGATTACTCATATCTTTACCACAGAACGGACATTTTTTGTTAGCTTTTCGATATTCATATTCAGGCAGCATTTGATGTAGTAATTCACTTTGGTTCATAGTATCTCCTTTATATTTTGTAAATCTTACTGATGTCATACATTATATCAAACAAAGGTCCTGAATGCTCATAGTTCCATACTGGTAAATTCTGGTTTGTAAAGAAAAACTTGAGAAGTTTTCGTTTGTATACTACTAGATGTATCAATGCATCTAATATGTTATCACAAGGAATTGCACTGTTGGCTTTAATCTTTAGATGTAGTTTACTATGTTCGATTATTCTTAGTGCTTGAGGTACTGTGATTATGTTTCCTTTATTGACTAGTAATAATCCTATATATGCTATTACTTTTTCAACTGGTAGTGCTTTTACAATATCTAATCGTAGTACTCTACTAAGTAATTTTCTGTTAGTTATATTTACTTTTTGCTTCTTCTGTTGTGACATTTGACCACTCATTATATAAATCTATAAACTGTTCTGTTACGTTATTACGAAATTTATAAATCTTACTTAAATCTTTTTCAGTATTAAGATAGTGTTGTAATCTATTTTCAAACCTACTTAGAACTTCTTTAGGTACTACTGCTTTACATGCATCATAAATATCTTGTGGTACTCTTAGTATACCTATATGCTTAAATTTAACTGGTTCACTTAGTTTAAGAAGTTTCTCGTAGTTATCAATAAAATCATCCACGTTCTCTACTCCTGCATTTACCAAGTAGCATCTTAATTCAAATCTATATTCATCAAGTGTTTTCTTATTCTTCACTTTCGTCAGCTCCAATAATCATTAGAACAACAATAGCCATCCAAACTACTATACCAATTAACTCAAACCAATTCATAATTACTTAACCTCTGTAAATCTTAAATCTGCGTTTATCTTGTAGACTTGTTTTGGGTCTACTATACAATCTTTATTTTTTGTATTAGATACAATTACTATACCTGTATCTGGGTCACGTAATAATTGTACTACATAGTCTGAACTTTCAAATATAGCGTTACTACCTTTTGGCATTAGTATAACATCTTCATTAACTTTACCTTTTTCATTGAATTGAGCCTTTGATACTTGACTACAAATAACTCCTGTTTTATCTAGTCCTGTTAACGTAAATGCTTTTATTGCTCCGCATATTGAAGTTAATCTACTGTATTCATCTGTAGCTGCTTTCCATGGAGTATTTTGAATATAGTCCAAGCATATTAAATCATATTTATTCGGTAAGTCTGTATCAGATAATAATTCTTCAAGATTTTCTTTAAACACATTCCTGTAATCAATGTTGTTATCAAGTTGAGTTATTAACTTATCTAATATGTTTTGACAAAGTGGACTATTGAGTTGTTTTATTACAAGTTCATCATTACCGCGTATAGCAAGTTCATGTTTTAAAATTCTAATTGTGTATTGATAGATTGACATTTCTGATGATAGGAGTAATATTTTCTTTGAGTGCTTCATAGCTTCTAACATAACATGCATAGTCATTAGTGATTTACCTGCACCTGGTGAACCAAGTAATAGATTTAATCTACCGAGTTGAAAGTTAAATTTATATACTGGCATCAGATGAATTGTTTGCTCACCTGATTTAATTCTTTCTATTGCCTTTTTAAATTGTTCTTGCATAAGCGTACACTAAATCTCCATTAGCCTTAATTGTTGATAAACTAAATCCATGTCGTAGTATAAATTCTTCATATTCATTAGTATCTATATTATGTGGACATACTGTATAGCAGTAGTCAGCATCACAAAAGTCATCATTAATGTAATTTAAAACTAGTTTCATTAGACTTGAACCAAAGTGCTTATGTCTATAGTTATCTAGTACTGTAAATAAACATATCTTTAGTGCACGTTTATACTGACTTAATACTACACATCCAATTAATAAATTATCGTGTTTCTTATCAAATACACAAATTACAGGTCTATTCAATCTATGCAGTGATTGTAAATACTTTTTATCCGCATAATCTCTAAAGATTAAACAATCAAAGTTTACATTTTTAGTCGACATTAATTTATATTTATACATGTTATTTATCCGTTATTATCATTTCTAGCATCTTACATACAATTAGAAGTCTGCTATAATTGCTCATTGATTTTCTTTTATAGGTTCTTGGAAGTATTACTTCATTAGTTATAATCAGATGAATTTTATAACCAAGTACTGTAGCAAGTTTGTGAATTTCATCCTTAGTTATTTCTGGAATTGGGGAGTGTATATAAAGAGTACCAGATTTTAAATCAAACTCTAAGTCTAAGTAATTGTCGTTCTCTAATCGAACTGTAAATCTCAAATTTACACCTCCTATTAACTAAGTGATATAAGTCTGTCTAAATATCCTGGTCTATAGAATTTCTTTATATGGTACTCATCCTTTTTAGCAAACCAATCGGTTCTTTCAAATACATTTTGTACAATGTCTTTATCCTTTGTATCGTAGTAATAAACTATTTTGCGAACTAATCCTAAATCATTTGCACTATTGTCAACATCTTCTGGTTCTGCATTTAATATTTCATAAAGTCGTTTATCTGATTTACTGAATACGCTTATATCTGTTTCTGGAGCAACAAAGTTATAGTTTTTCTTTTGATGTTCTTTTTCAGTCTTCTGTCTGTCACGTTCATACTGTTCTGCTTTTAAGCGTTCCTGTTCATCACTTAACTCTATAAGTTTATCAAATAATTGAACGTTGCATTCTTTAAGTTCAACATCAACTATTCTATCAATACAAGGACTTACAATGTGTCTTACTCTAGTCCATACTTCTAGTTGTTGACCTGTGAAATCCATAAATCTAGTTTCTAGTTCAATGTCTGTTTTCTTTATTATAAATATGTGTGCTCCAAGTTCAGATTGAGATAGCTCTACAAGCTGTGGAGTATCTATCATAGATTGCATCCATTTATATACTGGATGCTTGAAATCACAGTGGTCACAATCAATACAGAAAATAGAATAACCAGTATCACCTATAGGTCCAAGTTTGATTGATACAGTGTATCCACGTTCTTTAGCTTTCTTAAATTGTTGATATGGTACATGCACTGCATTATCAATAGTAGAATATTTACCGCTGCTATCTACTGGTCGTTTATCCTTTGAGAGTATAAATAAATCTGTACAGTGTTTAAGTTTCATTATGGTAGCTTTCCTTTTCGAGTATAGCCTTCACTTCTGAATTGATTAATGTTATTTATAAGTTTAAATATCTTACGTAAGAATGGTATTTTAGTATGGTCGTTGATTGTGTTTTGTGGATGTAAGCAATCAAACTCTAGTACTTCCGCTAGTTCTTTTAGTGGTACATTATACTTTGTTAGCATTCGTAACAAAACAAGATTACTTGGAAAATAGAACATTAATCCATGTTCTTTATATACACCTTTAACAAATTCATAAACATCATATAGTTTTGTTAATTTCTTACCGTCTAATATTTTTTCTGCTGTTACTACTCCTACTTTTGGTACACCAGGAATATTATCTATTCTATCTCCAAGTAAAAATTGCTTTGCTAGTTCATGCATGCTACTTTCAATAGTAGTTTCAAATGTTTTAATACCGTTTTTCTTTTTAGATTTAATAGTTAGTTTTGGAATTTGTAAGAAGTCTTTATCACATGAGATAATCATTACTTTGTTTTTAGAATCTTCAACCAGATTAGAAGCTATGATTGAAATTAAATCGTCACATTCAAATACCATAGATGATACAATATTTACATGAAAGGCTTGTAGTATTTTAATGCATTCATTTTTAAACTCAATCCAGTTCTTAGCGTAGCTATTTATTCTTTGAGCTTTGTAGTATGGAAATAGAACAGTTCTAAATCCTCTGTTCAAACTTATACAAAAATAGAACTTTGGGTCTAATCTATTAAATTCTTTGAAGTATCTCTTTGCTTCCCTTATCTCTCGGTCTTTAATCTTTAGCATTGTTTGTACTGCTATGTGTGGTGGTAGTTTCGTTGCAAACATAGACCTAAGTAATATATCACCATCATATAATATGTGTATCATATTAAACTCCTATCTATTTCTTTCCTTTTTACCACGACATCCCATTATTAATCGCCTCCTCTTACATTAGATTTCTGTACTAAGCTTATGTTAAAGATTTTAGTTGTTGGCATCATACTAATTTTTAACCAATCTGTATAACTAACTGGATATCTTAATGTTTTAGTATATAAAAACCACCAATTATTAGGATTAACCTGGTCCGTTCTTACTGGTAAATCTTCACTTACTGGTACATCTCCTGAACTTTCAACACAAACATCATCACCTTCAACAATAGCTATTTTACCTTCAAATACTATTTCTGTATCTTGTAGTGTTGAACCTCCTACATCTGGTTCTAAATCTGAACCAATATAAATCCAACTATTATAATCAACAATACCTAGTTCTTTGTTAATCTCATTGTAATCTCCATTATCTTCTACTCTTTGATACTTATATAGTTTATTATCGCTAATCCAATAAGCTTGGAATAAACCTGGATTAATATCTTGTACAGTATGACATCCTGATAGTATCTTATCACCAACTATAAAAAACATCATATTTGCACGTTGATTAGATACAACTATTAAACTGTCTAGGTCTTGTACAAATACTACGTTCTCTCTTATGTAGTTGTTTGTCATGTCTTCATACGCACTTAACTGATTAAACTTTAAGTAGGCTTTACTTCTTGTAAGCCAAGTATTTAAAGATACATATGCTTGTAGAAGTGTTAGTGCTTCTTTATCAACTACTGCTAACATAAACTTATCTATAATACCAACTCCTGTAATTGGAGTTCTATGTTGATATTCTTGTTTGATTGATAAATCTAAGCTATCTACATAATAGATACTAGATGTATTGTAGTTTACTAGAAAAAAGTATGATGCTGATGGATTTCCTGCGAAATAACATCCATTCAATCTGGTATCTTCTGACCAAACTACAGCTTCACTACTAGTATCTACGTTTGACCAATTATATGGCTCGCTACCTATTATGTTTAATCTACAAGAAAGATATAATGTATTTCCTGAAACAATAATATCTCTTATATAATTTGTTGCACTTTTTAAATTAACAGTAGTCCATCCTGCAAGAGTAACATTAAATGTATCACCAAATGTATTAGGTAATACTGTATCATAATTTATGTTATAGAATGTTCCAGAAATAAAGCATCTAAATTCACCAAGAGGAATAATCCAAGTACCTAAACATCCAATATACAGTTCAAGTTGTTTATTATTATTTATACGACCTGTAAAAGTAACTGTTGATTGTGGTGGATTATTATTGTTGATATACTCATATGTTGTTTCTGTTTCATTAAATCCTACTATACCTTGAAATCCACCTCGATATTTCTGCTTTGATGCTTGTAAATCTGTAACTAGTATTCCATTAGATGTTTTAAATGCTAGTCGATTATTAACAGTGTATATAAATTCTGTTATCTGATTAATAGATTGAACTTCTAAATTATCAGTATCTACACCAAATACATGTTCTGTTTCTCTTGTATATGTACACACATATCCTTGGTCATCAATATAGTAGTCTTGTCCGTGTATAACTGGTATACTCTTAGCTACTACTTCTGGATTTATTCTTGTCTCGTTACTAAATTTCATTCTTTGTATACACTCCTAAAGACTTTTTCCTACTGCTGTTGCCCATGTATCATAGTCTAACTTGTAGCTATTATAGAACTCATCATCATACATACCTCGTTCACCAATCTTAACTTTGGCAATAAATGGATATTCAACTCCACCTTTTATAGCTTTACAATTTTTTAAATTCATTGAAGCATGTGCATACATTGCTGATGTGTCACTTGTACCTAAGTTAGCACTTGATGTAAAATCTGACCCTGATGTGAAATCTGCAAATTGAGTCCATGTATCTGATGCGTATTCCTTTCTAGAACAAACACATCTTTTTGTTGATTTATTTAATGTAATTCTTATTTTTGTTTCTACATCCTTTTGAATACCAATCTGACCTTCTGTTCTCTTATTATCCTTCCATGCACGTAAGTCAGACCTACCTCCGCCAAAAGTATCTACACCCATAAATCCGGGTATAGTTAACACTGGAAGAGTATATTCAAAAGTCTTAACCGTAAAAGATAATTCTAATGTCACATCACCATTAGCAAAGAATTCATTGTTGATGTATAAAAAGTTATCTTTATCTTGCGGAGCATAACTACCAGTTTGTAGATTGTATTGCGGATCACCAGATTTGCCTATAAAATCAGCGAGTTTATCTTCATACAGATTAACCTTAGCTTTTTCATTTATATTTTTATACAAGCTTTTTGTAAATGTTCCATCCACACTATATAACTCGTTTAATTCACTAAACCAAGGTCTATTGTAGTAGTAGTTTTTCATTTGTGATAATACTACTCTTGTAGCTAGTCCTTGAACATCGTTATCTGGTATAGCATCTAATCCTGGTATAAAATCAACACCATTATCGCTACATCCACTACGTCTATTTTTAAATACTAATTCATGATAAACAGCTTTACCTTGCCAATTATATCCATAGCCTATATTATCATCTCCTACTTTTCTATCTGGTTGCCAAATTTGTTGTGGTGATATTAATTTTCCACCAAGATAATTACATCCTGGTATAAATATTCTACAACATTCAGCTCCCATATCAAGTCCTACTTGTGATTTAGTAGTATCTGAACTATCATAATAAGCTCCATAGAGTGGTGGATTACTATCATTTACTGTATTGATGTTTGATGAAACTCTACTATATGGAATAGTTGCAGTATAAACTCCATTATAGTCATTACCAAGATAATAAAGTACTATTCCTGGTACTTGTCTATTAGTTGTTTTAGTGTTATTAAGTACTGTTGCATCATTTGTAGTATTCCAATTAAATAAATTAGATACTTGACTTTCAGTTACTAACGCATCACCAATGTTAGCTCCATATGAATATCTTATACCTAGTGATATTGCTGTATCTCTATCTGTTAAAGTATATTGTTGAGTATCTAACATTAACATATTACTTGAGTTATAAGTATCTATGTTTTGAATAAACTCATGTTGATTGGACGTTACTTCTTGATTAAAGAAATTAAAGAATGTATTCCATGCTGGAGCTGTAGATGATACAAGCGGTAATTCAATGTCATTTTCTAAAGTTCTAGATAATTTATCGGATGTATCTTTTCCAAACAATAGTTTTAAAACAGGTCTTAAACAAAATATATCAGCGTATGTGTGTTCATTTATCACTTGGTTTTCATCAAGTTCTGTTCCTGTTAGACTAGCTTCATATTGATTAACTTTATCAACTAATATATTTGCTCGTTGTTGTAATTCCAGTAAGTTCATTATTAATTCCTTATAAATTAATTTTCATTGAATCCTGTTATATCACCTAGTGCTGAGATTGATACATTTTCTGCAACTAAGTAAGATTTAGTATAGTCATCTTCACACTGTGTAGTACTAAATGAGACTGAAAATCTATCTACTAAACCACATGTATAGTTCCAAGGTATATCTTGAGCTTCTTGTTTTTTCTTTTCATCAGTTACACAAAAATATATATTAACATTAGATTGTGGTTGTTTCAACTGTTCTTCTGATACACCATAGTAGCGAATTGCAACTTGTACATAGCCTTCTCTAATCCCACCACCTGGTTTTACTGCATAATCACAATAAGAACTAGCTTGATCAATGTAGTTCTCAGGACTAAAATTACCATTAATACCAACTATGGAATAGCCAGTCCGACTACCAGTTAGTTCCCATTCCGCCCAGTTGGCTCCATATGCTCCACTAGGACAGCCTATCATAGCAAATGAACATCCTTTGGAATTATTGCAAGATGGTAAACCATAATCACAAATAATCTCGGTTGGAGCGCCTGATTCATTTGGTGTATATCTTCGACAACCAGTTGTAACTTCATAACCTACAACTTCATAAGTTGAAAGAGTATTATTACCTTTATTAGGATTATCAGGTTGTAGTGAAGCTTGTATTGTTTGAAAACATTCGTTTACTGCCTGAATACAAACTGTACCATCTGCATTCTGATATTTTATTTCTCCAGTAATACATAATCCAGAATTTCTTATATCTTCACTTACGCAGGACCAACAATGTGGACATTCTTCACAATTAACAGTTTCAGCATCACAATCACATCCTGCATCAGGATTCCATGTTCCTGAGCCTTGATGATTTCCTGATACTAAGTATTCAAAAGTCCATCCATCACCAACTACTCGACCATTAAATGATGTAGTAGTTAAAGGTATACTGTCATTGTTATCTACAAAAGTAAATTTAACATCTTTACTTGGTGTTTCAGAATAGTACTGCATGTTAACATTACTAGGTACTGCTAAAGTTTGATATGATGAATATGTATTTCTTAGATTATTTGTTGGAATGATAATACTATCATGAGATATACAGCCTAGTGCACTTGGCGACCAATGTTGACAGTAGCTATCGTTGTCTGAATGAGTTGAACCTGCATCTCTGTGTATTATACCACGTTGAAAGAATGAAAAAGAATAGTTACCTATTGTATCACTATTTATAGTATCAAACTCCTTATTAGAATGATTTATTAAATTTTGTCTTAACCAACCTCCTGCATATGATACTTGATAAGGTTTACATAAGTTAGATAACCATAATCCTGGTTTAGTTATTTCAACTGGTACTTGAGAACGTTCTATAGTTCCTACTAGTTTCATATAACCTATTTGAACTATCGATTGAGGTGAATTGATGTATATTCTAAAGTACTTATATGAGTATTGAGTAGATACATTAAATGAATATGGAGAGTTAGTACCTACGGTAGTATTACTATTTTCAATAGTCTGAATATTGATCCAATCTGATGCATCTCCTGTATTACTTCCTTGAATTATAAAGTTCGTAGGAATATAGTTACTATCTGTACATAAATAGTTATTAAATTCAATACTTGATAATTTAATTGCTTCTGGATTGTAGTATTCAATATAGTGATTTGTAGTATCACTATTTGGTTGCCAATATCCAGTATCAGGATTAGTAGCCATATAAGCTAGAGTGCCGGTTGATACCTCGGCAAATCGATAAAGAGCATCTGGTTCTGTGTCAATATAATAATAACTATTATACATATTAATAGTACCATCTGTTAGTGGCCTGGTTTGATCCACAGAACCAGTACCAATATGGAGTATATAACTATTATTAGAAAGTTCTATACCCGGGTCGTATTGATTTATTTTTTCGACCCATTCGTTATTTTGCCATAAGCTAACAATTCTATATTTATTTGATGTAATCTGAATTTTAACTCGATAAGTAGTATTAGGAGTTACACTATCTAAAATTACATCTGAACTTCCAGTATCCCAACAATAAGAAATTAAAGGACCACCATTAGCTTGAATTTCAAGAGCAAGTACAAATTCAAAATGCGCAATACGTTGAAGGTCATTTACTGGTTCAGTTGGAGTAAATTCAAATACGTATGTAGTTCCATCTGTTGATTGAGTAGAAGCTGGAAGTGTATAATAATCTGAAGTACTAAAACCTGAGGCTACGCCTGTAGCTGGTGTAAATTGTGGAGAGCCATGTGTTGTAACTTTACTAGTATTAATTGAATATGACTCAACTTCACTATCTGCTGTTACTGCAAAAGATGCTCCGCCTATTACTCCATTGCTATCTAAAGTTGGTTGATTAAAATCAACAAGTCCTGATACTGGATATGATGATTTTGTTAGTTTTGTAAATAGTGGTAATCCGTCTACAATAGTTGTTAAATATGTTTGACCAGATGCATCAATATTATTTACGTAAGTTGCATTTAATCCGTTTAGTAGATAATCGTGTACCCATAGTCTAAGACTATTCATGTCTGGATATGGAGTTAAATCCATACCTTGTGGTTGAATTGTACAAGCATTTTCTACAGGAGTAGCTTCTGCTTTTTTTAATAGTTCTTCAATTGGGTCACGTTTTATTTTTGTTATTCGTTGATTAGATTTTACCATTTTATATTAACCATTCTGTTTCATCTTGAGCTGTAAAGAAAGTAGGTGATAAATAATTAACTTTTGTATTTATCGTTTGTGGCGGTATATATGCATTTACTTCAGCTGGATTAACTATTGCTTCTTGAGATGCTTTAACTAATGATAAATCTACACCGCGTGTTGGTTTTGATTTGTTGGATACAACTGCATTATAGTTAAAGTTTATTATACCTATATCAGATTTTGATACACTATTTGCACCAGATGTGTATAAAGTATCATTACATTCACTAAAATAAAATAATGTTGATGAACCTACGTATTGCCCAGATATTCTTTGAAAATCAGAGTAAACTCCACATAGATTACCTTTATATACACCTGGATAATTTTCAATGTTTGAATTTAGGAAGTTACTATTATATGATAACTCTGGAAAGTTTAATGTTGGTAAGTTACTATTGTTTGTCTGTGAATATGCTGTGTCATTGTACTCTAATACGGTATGATTTTCATCATCAAGATAATATATAGTAATATCATCATTTATTACTTCTTTTAGTACTGGAGTTTCACGCTGTGAAAGTACATCATACATGTATCCTGGTCCATCAAGAAAGTATTTTGATTGTTCTAGGTATCTACCGTATGTATGAATAGTAGAACCATATCTACTTAGTAATCCATTAAGTAACTTTTTTAAGCTTTCAAATGCTGTCTTATTAAGTAATCTATTTGTTGGTTGTTCTACTATTTCTTTTATTAGTGTGTATGCTGATTTTTGTTGTGATAAATCAATCTCGAATGGATTTGTCCATGTTGTTTCTGGATATACTGGAATAGTTCCATCGATGTAATTATTTAAAAATTCAATACATCTATCATACTCTGATTGATTAACTGAACCATCTTCATTAACAATTTTAAAAGGTTCTATTGGCATTTATTATTCCTCAACTAATATTGTAACTTCATACTTTTGTTTCATTAAGAACTCTAAGAAGTCAGAATCCTTTGTAATATGTAAAGTGCCTATTATAGAGTGGTCTTTAACATCAATTAAATAAAATAAGTGCCGTGAATAATCTTTTGCTACAATAAACTCTTTGTTATCTTTAAATAGCCTATAGTGTTGTAAACCGTATGTATTACATGCATGTGATATTGTGATAGTTCCATCATCATCTGGTCTAACTTGTAATCTTTTAGTCATCTTTGAATATCTCCTTATAGTGCATCCATTTAATATTGTTTTTATCACAATAATCTGAATATGCTGTATTACTGCCTTTATAAATTTTGACGTTAGGATTTTGAAATACCATTACTATTTCATACTCTGGATGTTGTTCAACTAATAGTTTCATCTTCTTGCGGTCTTGTGAAGTCCATTTACCTTTTAGTTCATATATTAATCTACCTCGTACGAAATCAGGTTTATATTTATGTTTACTTTCAGGTATAGTATATGATATATTAAATGGTTCATATTCAAAACCTAAGTGCTTTAAACGACCTGCTAATCGTGCTTCAAATTTACTGCGATATTTCTGGTTTGAATTTTTCTTCATTGTTATCTGCTGTCTTAATTACTAATTTGTTATCTGATGCTTCATCATCATCAAGTTGAGAAAACTTTACAACAATTGCAAGTAGTTTATCGATTTGTTTAAGTATATCAGTATCACCATCTTGCATTAAAGTATCTACTTGTTTCAATAAGTTACTTCTTATGCGCTGAAATTTAACAGTCAATAATGATGCTACAAGTTTATTATATTCTTTGTATTTAAACAACTCATCAATGAAGTTTATACATTTAATCGGATGCCAGTCTTTATGTTTATTCTGGATGTATTGTAATAGGTCTACTCCTTCAATATCTTTTGATGCTAGTTCAAGTAGCTCATTATTTGTTAATTCCATTAATAAACTCCTGTATCTTTATAATAATCTTATTAATATCTTTAAGCTTTAAAATTGTTTTTAAAACTTTATATACACCTGTGTGACTAAATCCAATTTCAACAAATCTTTGTTTACCACTATATATTAAGCATATATATTTACAATCTTGAATACTTGTATCTAAAAATTTAGAACTTAATCTAAATCTATTTCCACATGGAGTAGTTATTACTTGTCCAATATGAATTTTTAAGCTTCTGATGTTATAAAGTTCCAAACTATAATCTCCGTTTAGCTTTATTTACATCTATCATTGATGTATCAACACTTGAAACTGACTTAGTACAAGCATCATTAATATACATTACTGCTTCACCTGGACTAACTCCACTTATTGCTAAGAATAATGCAGTTAAAATTGGTTGTAGATAGTAATCATCTGATAGCACATCAGTTTCGGATGTAACAAATTTCTTTGATGCTCCTGAATTAAAATCTTGAAATAATCCAGTTCTAATAACATATCCAGTTTTCTCAGATGTGTCGATAGTTCCATCAGGATTTAATTTACATGGTTTACCACTTTTTAGATAGGCTACCTTTTCTCCTACCTTATTATAATATCTTTTTCGTGGTTCTCCTGATAATTCTACTTCAATAGTTACTTGAGGTGTATTTGTTAAAGATATTAATAAGTTTAAGTATCCTATTATTTTTTGTAAACATCTATATGTTGGCTCTATTGGATAATTAATCCTTACTGCTAATGATTTATAAATATCTAATACGTTAGTCATTTGTTAAGCTCCAGCATTTATTCAGTGTCTTTGTTTGTTCTACTAGCTTTGTAATTAACTTTTCAATATAGATAGGAAAACTATGCTCCATACCATCTTCTACAGTGTAAATAACTTCCATATTGATTAAGTCTTCTTCTATTTCATCTAGTGATTTGAGATACGCAATATATGTTGATGCTCCAGCGTACTTAATCGATACTATCTCACTTGCAACTAAGTTAATATGGAATATTATATCATTAACTAAACCAATAGGTAAATATAAAAATGTAGATGTTACTGTCTGCATGTTTACCTCACTAAATTATTGTTGTGTGTCTATTACTTCTGTTTCTTCTACTGCTTCTGTAGTATCATCCATCATATCTTGAAGTAATAATTGTAATAAAGTTACTGCACTACTTGGTGATATTCCAAACTGTTCACTTAGCATCGCCACAAAAATATCTTCTGCTGTTACTTCATCATTAGCTAAGCCTTGCGCTACAGTTTCTACGACTTGAGTATCATTTGTAGCTTGTTCCTGTGGTGCTGGTTCTACTGTTGTAGTTTCATCTATGGTAGTAGCATCTGGACTTACTACTTCTGTTGCTGTTGTATCTACTGTTTCTGGTTGTTGATTAGTCATATTATTTTCTGGTACATTCATTGACATTATTGTCTTACTCCTATTTTAAAGTTACTACTAGTGTATAAAGTGGACTTGGTAAACTATGAGATAGACTATATTTCTCAATTACTTTTAGTTTTTGCAGGTGCTTCATTAATGTTCTTATTATTATCAAGCCTCTTAAACTTACAAATCCCGTTGCAGTTACCTCATAGCCATTATATTTATTATTAACAAGTGCTTTAATTAAACTCTTATATCCTTGCTTCCCTGTTTGAAAATGTGGATGCACTAGAATTATCTTCTTTTCATGTTTATTCATAACTATATGTTTAGTATAAGGTTTAATTAAATCAATCCAATCATTCATTTATTAATCTTCCCAAGGTAATTTCTGTTCAGTTGCTTTTTTAGATTTAGTTTTTTCTTTTGGTTTAGCTGTTTCTTTTCCTGTTGCCTTTGCAATTTTTGCTTTGTATTCATCAACTTCTGCTTCTGATAATTTTTTTACTACCGCTTCACCTGTAATAATTGGATGAGATGCTTCTTTTTTCTGATAAACTGGACCATGAATTTCAACGTAATCACCTTTGTTAATATCATCATTTTCTTTTTTAAATCTTAAGAATGATAAACCATTGGATACTACATATTGCTTATCTTCAAAAGTAGCAGTTACATAGAATACTCCTTTTACTACTAGCGGACTTGGATTTTTACGAACTTGTTTCTTTTCTGTCATTTTGAACTCCTTAATTTTAAAGTAATACTAAAATAAAATATATATAATATATTATACCCATATTTTATAAATTTATAACACTTTGTTTACAAAAGTTTACGTATCTCTTGTCTAAAATAATTTTGAACTTGATCTGGATTTAAATCTGGTTTCCAAGGTAGATACGTAATATCGATTTTTCCTTGTTTAATACCTTTGTACTTATCAAAACCGTAGTGTGTATAAATATTTGATACCTCAATGTTATATTTCTTACTTAAGTCAGCACATAATTTACATATCGTATTAAACTGTTTGAGTGTAAATGGATATAAAGATTGTTTGTGTTTGAGGTTAAATCCATAGTTACAACAAGCTGATACTCCTATTGAACCTGTATTACCTAGATACGTATGAGCCGCATATTTACCATCTTTACAATTCTCATTATCCTCTGGTTTATATACACCCGAATACACTGTACCTAAGTTATCTACTAAAAAATGATACGCTTTTAAATCTGTACTGTTAGGTTTGTATGCTCCTGCTGTGTGATGTATTATTATTCGCTTCATTAGTTACCTCTGCTATTTAATTTTAAAAAGCCACTCTGTGTTTGTCTTCGCGTATAAAATTGCTGCATGGGTTCTGTTTCTGGCTTGAAGTTTCAGAACAAGTTTATCTATATAATCTCTCACAGTTCCATAAGAAATTTTTAATATGACCCCAATTTCTTTATCAGAGTACCCTGATGCAACCAAAGTTATAACCGCAGTTTCCTTTGGTGTTAATTTCATCCTTAATTCCCTTAACTGATATCTGGTTATTTTCATTTTAATATTACATTAATCAAAATTTTTTATTTTAATAATATTTCCTTTTTAATACTTCTAATGCTTTCACTGTTCTTGCGTCTGCTGTAAATCATATAGTGTCGATTATAATTTGTAGATTGTAGCCAGTTATCGCCATAAGCTATCGCATATAATGTTCTTGGTATCGCCATTTTACCTCCTTAGTAGCTTTTCATTATCTTAATTCGTTGATTAGCACTTGGATGTGTTGATGAAGATTTGTTTCTATAATACTTAGGTACTATTTTTTCTAATGCAATTGGTAAATAATTTTTCGTATTTTCTTTTCTAGCAATCATAGTTGCAAATAAGTCAGCTTCAATTTCATGTGTGTGATATAAAATTATTTTTTGCTGTTTAGATATTGGATATAATTTATATGTTGTCTCAAAGTGTCTTTTACAATGTTCTAGTACGACATGTCCTACCTCATGAAGGCCTATTGCTTGTACTTCATCATAGTTTAACTTGCTCGATAGTCCAGATGTGATTATTATTCTATTGTATGGAGTTGTGAAAGCTTGAACATTACTACTAGTGCTAAAAATAACTTCGCATGTTTTATTATAATTTATGCAAGTTTGCTCTAGTTTATGTTTTAGTTTTACTTCCTCATCAAGTGTTAAACTACATGCAGTATTACTTAGTAGTATCATTAATACTATTGGTATTAGCATTGTGTAAATCAAAATTTTTGTCATACTGTTGTACCTCTGATAGATAATATATTAAATCTGCACTTTTTAAAGTTTTAAAGATTGATTGTGTTATTTGTAAATGAATTGGTATTGATGAAGTGTGTCGATAGTTCCAGAAAGATTTGTATACTTGTGTATCTTTTACATAAAAGTCTTTTGGACTGGCTAATACTGCTATTATTTTCAAGAACTGGACTAGTGCATCTTTAGTATCGTTATTCAACTCAAGAATAAATCCTAGATGATGTCCTTTTGTACTTTCGATAGATAACTCTGGTACTAGAGTTTTAATATCATTTATTAGTTGATGTCTGTTAGATACATTACCAAGTGAACATTTCTGTAAGCGTGTGTATAAAAATAGCTTTTGATATCTACGTCTAAGATAAAACTTTAGAGTTATACAATTCATTATTACTTTTGAAGTAATTGATAGTGCTACTCTTTGATGAAAGTTCTTAGCTAATTCTATCTTATTAAGTATTATATTTATAAAGTTATTTTTATCCTTTGTTTTTGACACATCCACATCCTTTATTGTTCTTTGCATATTCTAACATGTTTACTCGCTTAGATAAGTAATTGTATTGCTCTTTTGTCATTGGCTGACCGTTATAACACAGTTGAACTTTACCATTAATTAATCTTCGTTCACATCCACAAGTTATACCGTAGTCATGCATATATATAAACATAGTTTTACGATTGTAGAATTTATATACACCATTTATCACTGTGTATCCTGAACAGTCTATGAAGTTTAGTTCATCTACATATAGTATATCTTTTGGTTTATATAAATCAAAGAAGTTATCACTATTTTCGGTGATATGTGATATACAAGCTTCAAATATATCTTTAGATATTTTAAGAATTTGTTTCATTTGATGCACTATCCTTTTCTAAATTATGAGTAGCATATTCAAGGCCATAAAGGAATAAATCTATTCTACGTTCATTAATTGCTTTAGCAATATCAACTGCCATTTGCTGTATCTGTTCTTCACCTTGTTCTGGTATATTAACTCCAAACTTACTTTCAGCGTATTTAATTCCTGCTTTTACTGAGGCTTCAAGAATTTCTTTTTCAATGTTTTGAACAGTTTTATTTTGCATCAACGAAATTCTAAATTTTACATAGTTTTTTAGTGCCTTGTTACAAAAATTAAATAGTGTTTTGTTCGAGAATTGTTGTACATTATTTTTATCAAGACCTATACATTTCATTACTGTAAAGTCTTTAATCGTCTGTTTCAATTTGCTTATCATTTATAAATTCCTCTATATCTTCGTAAGTTACTGGTACTCCACCAATGTAGATAACTTCGTTCATATTCTATCCTTTTATTGATTGTAATACATTATTTAAAATGTCACGAGCTGTAGCCATAACTACTGATTTAATCTTGCATAAGTATTTAATTTCATTTTCTGGCGCTGCTACCAAGTTGAACATGTGTTTAATCATACTTAACTTCGATAGTTTTAATGTTATTGTTAGTTGTGTAAACGTTACTTCTTTTTCAGTAACTTCATAATCTAGCTTTAAAGCTTTCATACGTTCATCAATTTTTTGAAGTGCTTCATCTTTTGTGTCGTTGCTTACAATTAAGTTTGCGTCTATGTTCATAATTAACTCCTTTACTAAATGTACTACTAATTAACCTTTATTTTCTCCAAATAATATTTCATTAAGTTGTTTATTTGCTTCTTTTTCCTTTTGCTCTATAATCTCACTTTCCCAAGTTATATTTTCTGGTAACATATCACCCCAATTAGGTTTATGTTTAGATAATTTAAGAGGTAAATCATTGATTGATTTGACTTGTACCTTACCATTTTTTCGATTAGTTAAATGATAGTTAGTACTTTTGATTGCGTCCTGAACAGTGTCTGCTAATTCTCTATCTGTTGTGTATATTTTTGTTTCAAGATTAAGTTTTCTATCACGAACTTTTATATAATTTTTTGAGTAACTAGTTAAGTAGCGCTGCATTGTTGAGTTCTCCATTATCCCATAGTAATTCAATATCTGTAATCCATATATTATTGCGTATCATGTATCGCATTAGTTGTGTATCTGTTAGACAAGTGAATGACTTTTTATGAACTTTATCAAAATACATTTTAATCATAGTTAACTCCTATTTGATTAAAGAAAATCAAGTGTATTGTATAACTTCAACTTGATAAAACATATATATATTAATTATACAGTTATACTCTAATTAATATTGGGGTTGGAGGATTATTTAAATAAAATTGAATTAAGTAACTCTGCTTTTTCATTTCGATTTTGTTTTGGTGCGTATTTTTCATCACCAGTAATCTTAAATAATTCAGACTTGTTTACAAGCTTTTCTACTTCTGCAAGTCTCTTGTCTTTTGCTTCATAAAGTGCTTTGATTGCTTCTTTTTGTGCATCGGTTAACTTTTTCAATCCTGAACTTGCTTGCTTAGCTTTTTCATTTGCCATAATTAATACTCCTATATTTGTACTACATTAATATTATACCCAGTTTAAGAAAGTTTATAACATACTCTTTACTTGTTATTTACATTACTTAAACTTTATCATAACAACATTGTAACCAGAATAATTCATCTTTTAACTCACATACGTCACTATAAAAGTTGTCTACATCATCTGTATCATTAAACTTACAGTAACCACATCCATCACTTACAACATATTCAAACAAGCAATTATGTCTATCTATTAAATCTGTTATTGATTTACACATTAGTTCAGTGTCTGTTACCCTTACTATTTTGTCAAAAATATTCATATTCGTTATCCTCCTTATATTTATATTATTCCCAGTTAATTTTATCTATAACACATATTAATTATTCATTTACAAAAGTTAACAATAAACTAATGTTGCATTGTAACTATTTGATGTCTGAATTTCATATAAGTAACTTTCTTGATTAAATAAATTACAAGCATTTTCAATAGCTTTACATATTTCCACTTGTTTTTTGAAATCATCATCATCAGAAAGAATTACTTCAACTTTTAAGCTTGGCTCAAAACAAACTGTACCATCATTATATTTATAACATCCTGCTGGTGCTGTAAATGCTGCATAATTTAATCTACTTGCTAATGTTGCTTTTAAGTTGTTAATACTATAAAAAATATCTCTATTGTCTTTGTCTTGTGTTCCTATTGTAAATGTTAATTTTTTCATAATTTATCCTCCTGCTAATTCAAATATACCGCCAACTAATAAAATAAGTAATACTAAATCTGTTATTATACCTGACATTTATCTTTCCTCCGATTAATCTTTATATTTTTATTGTAATCTATTTTTTATATTTTGTCAAGTATTTTGTGTTAATTTGTTACAATTCTTTACAATACTAATATTTACAGCGTTCCTGCGCGCCTCGCTTGCTTTTTTGTATTATATTTCGATTAATGTATATAAAGATATTCGTTGTAAGTATCAACAATTAATTATCATGTATATAAAGATTTATGTTTAATTATAATGTATATAAAGATATATTTTTATATACAGTTTTTTTTTAATAAATATATATATACTATACAATCGATTAAAAATCTATATTTTATAATCTATTATAATAAATA